CCGACTTGTGTTTGAGTATTTGGAAAGCAAAAAAAGCATTTATCCAGTGACCGCGTTTGAGCTCAAAAAAAGGACAATCTAGGGGAGAAGATGATGACCACAACCGAGATGCCAAAATTTATTACAGAAGAAGAAATGATCGAGGAATGCAAAGGGAAAGGCCGGTCTCTTGAGTACATCAGGGCAAATTATGATCAGATTGTCAAAGAGGCCGAAGAGGAATTTGGCCCCCATGTTCCGCCTTTGATTCTCCCTTATTTGCCGTCAAGGGGGCGGCCTCGGTCGGGAGAGCCCGTGGAGCTTGTCAAAACCAAGTCCATCAAGATGACCCCCGTGTTTTGGGAGGAGATGCAAGGGCTGGCAAGCCTTAAGGGCCTGACAGTCCATACCGCCATGAGGACGGCCTTGATTGAATGGGTAGAGAAACATCATAAAGCTACCTCGCAATAAGCCCGACGCCAGGAAAGCCGCCGAAGGGTAGCTCGTTGCCCTTGCCAAAGCGGGCCTCGCAGGAGCTGAGCCTGCGCCCGCACCTGTCCTTTGAGTGGTCGGCTTCCCTGTCTGCCGTGTCGAAGCAGGCACTGCCCGAGTAGCCACACATTGCGCCCCTGTACTCATGTGAGCAGAAATTGGCGTTGTAGTTGCGTTTTGGTAGTTTCTGCCCCTCCACGTCCAGGGCAGAGGTCAGTTCAAACTTGATGTATTCGGATGTCTCCTCTGCCTTGCGCTCGAATATGTATATTTCTTTCGGGAACTCTAATGCAGGATTGGCCTCTGGGTTGCCCTCCTTGAAATTTGCGGCGTCAAGGAAGCGGCCCAGGGTCATCCGGTGCGTGAGCAGACAGCCGTTGAGGTCGTTGTAGGGACGTATCAGGTTGCCTACCTGACCAGTCAAATTGGAAACAGTGAGGGTGGGTCTTGGCAATCTCCCCTGGCCGTCATATTCGATGCCCTCGATAACAATAGGGAAGGGTTGGTATTCGCGGCCCTGCCAGACCACGTTCTGGCCAAATTCGTTCAGCCCTGGGTGAAAGTAAAGTATCTCGCCCCCGACACGGGAAAGGTCTATTTCGTAGAAGCGTAATAAGCAATTGCCATTTCCGTTCATAGCCCCAACCTCTGGATGATTCCCATCAAACCGTCTCTCTTTATCCCGCCCTGCTCCAGCCCATTCACTGAAGCGTCCTGGTTTACCCTGTAGCCAACACCCTCGCGCCATTTGAACAGCTTTTTTTTGTCGCGATGCACCTCGTTAAGAGTTGCCTTTGCCACCACAGCGACAGTCTTATCTATGCATATATTTTGTCGGCGGCTTGCGCGCAGTCCCACTTTTACCCTAAAATCCTTTGAAGGTATCTTTTTGAGAACTAAAGGCAGTCCCACTGTTAATCTCATTGCCTTTGTCGGCTTTAGCCTCATTGACGGCCTAATCGCCACAGTGATAGAAAAAGACAATTGAAATTGCTCGGCCATATTTTATCAGCCCTAGGCAAACTGTATGTACAGGGTAAATGATATGGAGTCGCCGCTGTTCAGGTTGACGACGGGGAAGTCCGCCTTCGCTATCAGGTGGCCGGCTGTCACCGCATCAAACACACCCATGTTGGTCACGGCCCTCTGGCCAGTGGCCTGCATGGTGCCCAGGATTACTATCGCGTCGTTTGTGGTGCCAATGGTGGCCTGTGCCTTGACCGCCGTTGCTCTCCCTTCAGGGGCTTCCTCGAATAGTGATACGTCCGTTGCGCTGGCTTCGCCCGCGCCCGTTCCCCAGCCCAGGTAGCAAGCCAGGGCGCCGCTGGTCGACAGGCGGTTCGTTATCACGCCCTTACCGGCGTTTGTCAATACTGTTGCCATTTGATACTCCTTAAAAAAGCAGTTACGAGTTACGAGTTACTAGTGTCGCGTCCGCGAATTAATTACATAGGATTATGTTCAAATTTTGAGCCGAATTTGGGGAGATTGACTTGCACAGACGCGACACTAACAGGGGAACGATGAGCGGCTGCGTTGATCTATTAGGCTGCCTAACGCAGCCTAATAGGCTTACGTATCCGGCATCGTTGGGAGGCGAAAGGAGCGTAGCGACTGGAGTTCCCCCGGAAAGCATTCATAGGCTTTTTAGGTAGGCTTTGCCTGTCGGGTTGTTTGAAAACATAACTTACATAATTCGGGAACATGACACTAGTTACTAGAGGTTGTTGCGCCTGGGGGGCGCGTTGAAAAAAAGCAGTTACTAGTTACTAGTTACTAGAGTTTGTTGCGCCTGGGGGCGCGCAATATTTTAGGTAGCCAGCGTCGTAGGAGGCCAGTGCGGGGCTTGCACACGATGGGCGGCTCCAGGATGCCGTCTACCCGTTTGATTTGGATGGTCAGTTCAACTGCTTTTACGCCTGCTCTCGCCCGCATTTTTTACTCCATAAAATTAGTGGCCCCTTGCCACTGGTCACTGACCGTCACTTTCAAGTTTGCCAATACGGCCTTGAGCAGGTCGTTTCGATTCACGCCCTCGGCTTTGATGCCCAACTCAGTAGCTTTTTGGACGAGCTCGGCGTTGCTCCAGGTAGCAATGGGCTTTGTGGGTTTGGCCGCCGAAGGCTCTGCGCCAGTCTCGTCTGCCGCTACTGAAAAACCAAACTTGGCAATCAATTCGCAGACCACATCTTCAGGCACTTCTATCAGCCCGTTGCCGTCCGCATAGTACTGGTCACCCTCATGGGAGACCGCCATGATGTCTTTGTGGTAGAGGAGGATCATTTTTTTACTCCGCAAAAAATCAGTTACGATTTACGAGAGGTTGATGCGCGCTGAGGCGCTCCGTTTTTTCTAGTAACTAGTACCTAGTAACTAGTACCTATTACCTATCCGTTAGAAATATTCACGATCGCTCCCATGCTGAAGGGGGCGAAGTGTTGCAACACGCCGTCCGCATAAACGCCGTATTCGTACTTGCGGCTCTTTAGCGGCCACTCGAGCTGGTAGTAGTCGGCACGGAGCCTCTTTTGGAAAGGGTGCGCCACGCCTGGCAGGGGATAGGGGATGCTCTCCGAAATAAAAAAGATAGTCCCGGGTGCCAGGTTGGGATGGACGACGATAGGCACCTCCACGCCCATTACCTTGTTGAGGTAGCTGCCGATGCTTACTCCAGCGGATATCTTTCCGTCGGCCATGGATTTGGCATCCATGCTGAAGCGCAACAAAGGGGCGCCCTGGTTGGCTATTATCTTTTTTGTGATGTTGACACACTCCTGGCTGGACACCAGCATCAGGGTAGGGCTTATGCGGCAGAGGTTGTAGAAGTTCATAAACGCCTCTTCAAACTCCTCGATACCTCCTGCGCCGTCGCTTGTGAGCGCCTGGCCGGTTTCCATGGTCTTCCAGTAGGCATTGCTGTTGGGATGGGCGGCCTGCATGAACAGCCCGTCGTAGTCCAGGTGGCTTGTGGAATTGTCGCTGTCGGCTATGCTGGATGCGAGTTGCCCTTCGGAGAGAACGCTAGTAATGGAGGCAGTATTGACTGAAGTAACGGCGCATAGCTTCTCTGACCCCGCTGGGCCGGCAAACCAGGCGTATCCCCAGGCCCCCTTCACCGGGTCTACCACGGCGGTTATAGAATTGGCCGCGCCAGCACCAGTGGTTAACGTGGCCGCATTGCTCTTTTGGGCCGAGCCGCCGCCGAATGAGTCCGTGGTGCCGTCGGCATTGGTACGGGATATCAGGCCAGGCACTTGGGCCGTGGCTGGATCGAATTTTTGCCCAATGATGCCATTGTTGTGTCCCGCAACGTCCAGGTAGGCTTGCGGCCCCAGGGCGATACAGATTACGGATACGGGGCTACTGGCAGCTATCGAACCGCCCGTTGCCTGTAATGACAGAGCGGGAGTGGGGGTCTTGCCCAGCTTGACTGAAGTATTGCCGCCAAGGTCGAGTCGTTCTTCCTGGATCATCATGGCCTGTAGTAGTTGGGAGACAGCCAGGGCCTTTACGTCGGCGAACTCTTTGGAGGCGTAGTCGCCCTCGAAGGTGACATAGTTTTCCAGACCGTAACCCCGATACGAGGCAAAGTAGTCGGCTGTGGTCTGGGCTATGAACGCGCTACGGTTGCCCTCGGACACTCCGGCCCTCTGGTTGGCGGTATTGATGCCAGTGACGGCCTTCCAGTTGGTCTGGATGTTAAAACCGCCCGCAACGCGGGGAATCCTGTTGCGCAGGGGGGTCAGGACAGGATATAGGACAGAGGCCACGGGGGCCAGGTCGTAGGCCATCAGGCCCTGAAGCTGGCTACCAGGCTGTACAAAAAACTTGTTCAGGTTGTCCGTACCCGATGCCTGGGCCTTCCTGAGAAGCTCCAGGCTCTGTTGACTGGTTATCGTCATTTTTTACTCCGAAAAAAGATAGAGCTGAGAACTGAGAACTTAGAACTTAGTCTGGTTGGGGCGGCTGAAGCCGCGATGTTGTTGCGGCTCGTGTAGAGCTGAGAAGTGAGAAGTGAGAAGTGAGAAGTGAGAACTGAGCTCTAAGCTCTAAGCTCTAATCTCTAAGCCATGTATCAGCTTCACGAGCGTCTGGGCCTGCTCCAGGGGCCCCAAATTGGCAAAGGCCTCGGCCTGCCTATGGAGGCTTCCTTCGGCATCAGGGCCTGTTGCGTCCTCGCCCTTGGACACGGCCCTGAGCACGCCTTTGGGAGGGGCGGGCCTTTTCTTGTGCGAGTCCAGCTCCGCTTTGATCTTCTTTAGCTGGCACTCCAACGTGAGGATTTTGGAGAGCGCCCTGCCGTGTTCGAGGCTAAGCTTGGCGAGCTTCTCCGCGTCATCGTCTTCATCGTCCCCCTCTTCCTCTTCGCTCTCGCTACCGTCTCTTTCGGCACCGCCTTCCTCGTCCGACTCATCGCCCTTTTCTGGCTCCTGCTCAGATTTTTCATCTTCGGAATCATCTTCCCTGGCGGCCTGCTCACCCTCAGTGCCATTATCATCATCGTCCTCGTCATCATCTGCCTTGCAGAGGCTGACCAGGGCCTCGGGGTTACAGGGCCGGTCAACCAGGCTCACTTCGGTAAGCCTGATGCCAGTGATTATGGACTTGTCCAGCTTGTCCCTGCCCGTTATCCTCCCGCCGATGGAAAAGCCCTGCAAAACGCCCTCCTCGACTTTTTTGATGGTCACGGGGTCGACTATCTTGGCCTCGATGGCGGTCTGCCCCCTGGAGTTAACCTCACATCTAAGGGCCACTCCAGCGGCTATGGGCTGGTGCATCTCCCTGACGGCCCCAAACTTCATGTAGTCGGGTATCGCCGCCTTCATGGCCGAAGCCCTAACCGTTTCTCCGTCTCCGTCTCGGGCCTCAGTGGACGCTATGCCCTTCACTACCAGGGTGCCGTCTTTTTGCTTCTCGGCTTTTTTTATGTCGCCGTACAACTTTATTTTTTTCATTGCTCACTCCCCTTCTAAGCTCTAAGTTCTAAGCTCTAAGTTCTAAGCTCTAAGCTCTAATCTCCCCCCTGACTTCGTTGGGCATCAGTACTCCCCTGTCCAAATAGACGGCATGGATGCTCGCCTGGTCTGTCGGCTTGATGGCCGCCTTCTGTAGCCAACAGAATTCCAGCTCTGGCATCAGGTAGACCTCGGAGATTATTCTGTCCATCAGTCCTTTGAGCCAATTCTTTATCGGTTCCAGCCCGCTCGACTTGGAGCTCTCCTCTGCGACTTCAGCCGTTGCCCTGTTCATTTGGGGTATCAGTGCCTGGGGGCTTATCGAAAATGCAAAGCAGATAATCCTGGCCAACCATTCGTCGTACTGGTCTTTCAATATCGCTTCTTTGGTATTTATGTAAGTAGTACCACCTGGAACAAATCGCGCCCCGCGCCTGTTGGCAATATTTCCCTCACCGAAGAGGCTGTTCCAGTGGCTCTGAAATTCGCTTATCTGCTCTGAGTTCCACTCGGAGGGGACGGCAAATATAGAATCGGGCACTGAGCCTTCGGTGTAGTAGCTCAGCTGGTGCGCCTGCCTCCTTAGGGCGATATTGACGGTGGAGACCACCTGCTCAACGGGGCTGTAGCCGTAAATTCTGTTTACCCTGACGTTGCGGGGGAAATAAAACAGCTCAGATCTCTCATAGTTGGCGGTGACGACTCCCTTGAGCACCTGTTGATAGGCAGGGCCTTCCATGGGAGTCCGGCCCGTATCGTCGAGTATTCTCTTGATCGTCGTCCCGTCGATGACTTCCAACGAAAAGGGATCGCCACCCTCGGTCTTTCTCGCATAAATGGCAGTCGCGTCGGTTACGAGTAGCTCCTCCAGTAGCATCCTCTGCCACTGGTGCCAGGTGTGCTCCCTATCTGGAGACATTAAATCTCTTTGTAGCTCTTTCGAGGCCCTGCTCTCCTTGCCGTCCCTGCCCTGGATGCGCCACTCGCAAAATTCTACCTCGTCTTTCCTCGTCTCAATGGCGAGTCTGAGCAGATCGTAGCTATCCGCCACGGCCCGCAGTTCGGCAAAGGTTATGCCCTCCTGTTGCTTTGGAGCCCAGCGCAGGTTGACGGCGACGGGATAGTCGAAGGCCCTGCCAGCGGTATGCTGTGCCATGGGCCTGGGCGGTATGCCAGGGCCAAACCAATGATCCCTGCATGAAGGATTGGTCACCCATTCATACATGGCCGAGCCACATAGCGACGTCCTCACCGGGGCGTTCATAGGCTACCCCCCACCCTTGCCGCCGCCGTGGAATCTGCTGATGACTCCCTCCAGCCGGTCAATGGCCTGTTTGTGGTCGTCCTTAGAAACAAACCTTTCCATCGCCCAAATCTTAAAGTCCTTTACCGCCAGGGCGAGCTCGCTGATGGTTGCCGTCAGGTCGTTGATGCTCTGCGTCATCTGGGCGTTTTGCCTGCGCCCCTCGCCAAACGAAAAGATTATCCACTTAAAGACCAGTGCGAGTAGCCAACATACGAGGGGTAGCACTGCACCCAGGATGCCGCAGACGATCCAAAATTTTACGTCGATGCCAGCGTCGCCCGCCGTCTCCGCAATGAGGGTCGAATAAAGGGCCAGATAGCGGCTCATAGTAGCACCGCCAAAGCCAGGATTGCCCCTGCCCCCATACCCCATGCAAAACCCTTGCGCTTCGCCTCATTGGCCAGTCGCCACTGCTGTTCCAGTACGAGGGAGGCGAGCTCCCGCTGGGCAAGAGCGGCGTCTCTCCAGGCATCCCCGCGCTGGGTCTCGAGTTGGAGCTGGGCGGCCTGGATGATGGTCAATTCTTTCAATGCCTCAAATTCAGCGATAAATGGCTCTGGCAGGTCATTTATGCTGAAGCCGGAGGCTATGCGGGTCTCGGTGGAGATTTCAAGTGCTTCTTCGGCGGCCTTGACCTTTGGCCTGGATTTAACTGCCGTTGCCTCGGCCCTTTCTGCGTTTTTACTAAGTTCTAAGCTCTCAGCTCTAAGTTCTGTAACTAAGTTCTCAGCTCTAAGTTCTAAGTTCTTTGGACAGCCCAGCCAATAGCCGCCAGCAAATGCCGCAAATAGCAGGATGCAGTAGATGAACAACGCCAGGGCCCTCATTTTTCGGCCCCCTTGATCTTGTCGATAATGTCGCTGGCAATTCCCCGCACTCCCCAAATGGATGCGATAAAAATGAGGGTATTGTTAAATATAGCCACGACGTGCTGGTCGATTACGCCAGGCGCGGCGCAGTGCCAGAAAATTACTGCCGTCTGTAGCATCAGCGAGTAAGCGAAGGCGGAGCGGGTGAGGCTTGGTTCCCCGCCATCTTCGACCAGAGCCTTAAACCAGCGAAAAGCTGAGCGTCGACGCGCCATAGGCGTGATGGTTTTTTCTAAGCCCTCTGATATTAGTTCTAAGCTCATCAAAATGCCCCTTCTGGCTCCTTTCCAAAAGCAATGCAAAAAATTCAAAAATAATATTGACATTTGGGAGCGCGCCTTGTATAAAATAGGTAGCTCCTTTGCGCGGCGCGCCCAGCACCCCTGATAACTAACAGCTGGCCGCCGCGTTTTTTGTTGCTCCAAATCGAAATCAACCCAATTCTAAGTTCTAAGCTCTAAGCTCTAAGTAAAGATAGAGCTGAGAACTGAGAACTGAGAACTTAGTCTGGTTGAGGCGGCTGAAGCCGCGATGTTGTTACGGCTCGTGTAGAGCTGAGAACTGAGTTCTAAGCTCTAAGCTCTAAGTTCTAAGCTCTAAGCTCTAAGCTCCAGGCACCTCCTTTGCCCTATTGAGCCATCCCTTGAGAAATTTTTTAGTTTCGGGTCGCCGGGCCGCCACCGATTCGTAGTGCTCTATAGAAATGCCGCAGAGCAAGTCCAGTAGCAGGGCCGGGTCTCGCCTGTTAACGGCCTCGCAGGTGTGTGCGCCAAATTGCCCATCGGCCCTCAGCTCCGCCCCGTATACATTCAGGGCCTTCTGCAAATACCTGACTGCGGTTGTCAGGCCCATATTTACTGCCATGTCGAAGAGCTTGGTTGCAACCCGCTGATCCAAAATTCCATCAAAGCGCCAGTAGTCAGCCCTGTAGATTGCCGAGGCCTTTTTGATGGTCATGGCCTTGAGGTCTTCTTTGTATCTGATGCCATGCCTTCGAGCCGTGGCCATAGTAATGCCGCACATCGTCGGCCCACCTGGATCTTCAGGGTCGTCAGACCAGCCGCCCTCTCGGCGGAGCACATACTGTAGCGAGATTCCAAAATCAGCCATTTTGCCCTCCTGGCCAACTAAGACAAAACGCTGACAGTTGGCCGATGAAGACAAATATCGGCCTTTGAGGCAACATCCGCCACAGGCCAGAACGCTTGATTCGCCCTGCCTGGGCCTGATTAAGCCCGAATGGAGCTTATGCTAATAGCAGTTACGAGTTAGGAGTTAGCAGTTACGAGTTACGAGTTACGAGTTACGAGACGAAAACCAATGTACCATGCGGATCGGTATAAGCCATACCTAATATAGCTGTTATCGCTTTTATTGTCCGCTTACGGCGGGCAAAGCCCGCCTGCGAACAATAAGCGGCCAGGGTTTGCAAGCAAATCCTGGCATAGCAGTTCGCCTATAAAAAGTTGAACTGCTATACCGAGGTGCATTCTTTTGATTGCGACTCGGTATCACAAGAAATAGGCAGGGTATAACCAAACCCACAACAGCTAATGTTTGCCTTCATTTCATGTCGGCCAGCCATAGAGAGCCGTTATTGGGCTGTGCCCTTTCGGTTACAATGATTGCTTATGAAATGACCAGACGGGGATGATACCAAATATGGGCAAACGCAAAGACGTGAAACTGTCGGTGGCCGACACGGGAACCGAAGACCACGTCTACCAAAGCATACGCGATACCTTGGCAAATGCCAGGGCCAAGGCACATGCCGCCATCAACTTCGCCATGGTCGAAGCCTATTGGGACATAGGGCGGCAGATAGAGGAAGCAGTGGGCGAACGCGCAGAGTATGGCAAGGGGCTTTTGCAATACCTTTCCAAACATCTGACCACAGAATTTGGAAAAGGGTTTACAGAACGCAATTTACGGTTCATGCGCCAATTCTTTAATGCCTTTCCAATTCGGTACGCACTGCGTACCGAATTGACGTGGACTCACTACCGGATGCTCATGCGGGTGGATGAACCAGGGCGCCGGGATTTCTATATCCGTGAATGCGCCGATAACGGATGGACATCCCGCCAGTTAGAGCGGCAGATCAATTCCTTTTTCTACGAGCGGCTACTTGCCACGCAGAAAAAATGAGCTTGCAGGCCATTAATAAGTTGCAGGATAGCAAACGCCGCAACAAATAGCTCTGGTAAGCTAATTTGGTGGTCAAGCTGACAAGAACGCCTGCCACTACTGAAAAGTACGGAGACTTGGAAACATGAGTAGGAAAGAAGTCGTCACAGTGCAGGGAACAGAGATAGCCCTGCTGACCCATCGACAGGAGGATTACATATCCTTGACGGACATGGCGAAACACAAAAATCCAGATGCAACAGGCATCGTCATTTCGCATTGGCTTCGGACAGGGTACACGCTCAACTTCCTCGGCGCATGGGAGCGACTGCATAACCCAGGTTTTAATGTTACCGAATTCGGTAACATTAAAATGCAGAGCGTTGACAACAGCTTTATATTATCAACGAAGCAATGGACAGAGCAAACCAATGCTATTGGCATAATTGCAAAGCCCGGACGCTACGGTGGAACATATGCTCACCGCGACATAGCTTTTGAGTTTGCGACCTGGTTGTCGCCAGAATTCAAGCTGTACCTAATAACCGAGTTCCAACGTTTGAAAT